CGCAGTTATCAATCATCGTGTCTTCGTTGATGAAAATATCGCGATTGAAAACGAACTCAACTTCTTCGGTAGTATAATCCTCGTTGCCGTTATGAATTAAATACTGGTCGATAAACCACTTTAAATCCTCAAAGCCAGCTTGGAACTCAGTTTCCATAGCGTTAACATCCAAGTCAATATCCGTATACATGGACTGAATGTTCATCTGGTTGGGGTAGCCATCCATGCGTTCTTCCTTTGCGTCAAAGCCACGACCGTTTTCCACGATAGCTCGCTTTAACTGCATCAAGATCGCTTGATAATTAGCAGCGTTAACTTCCACATTCAGAGTTTCAACGCCGCCTTGAACACCATCCACAGTGGTGACTTTGATAACACCATAAGTCGCTAAGTTCTGTCTGAACTCTGGAATGTTAGTGCCGTCATAGTTCTTTAACACCAAGATAGTGGTGCGGGGGTCTTCTTCCATGTTGTTCTGGAAGTCACTCAGCACTTGATTCAGTGCGTCTTGCAGCGGCTTAACATTTCTAATCAGAGGTATCTCTTTAGAGTTATACTTGAAAGGAATAATCGGCAGTCTGTTCCAGTTGTAACCACGACCACCAACATATAAGTAGTCGCTGTGGGGAGTCTCTGCCGGGATTAGCTTACCGCTTTGATAGACGAAATGAGTAATGCCGTGAGTGGTGAACAGATCAACATGATGAATAAGAATTGTGTTACCCTTATTATCAAAAGTTTCCTCTGTGTAATAGCGCATCACACATTCCAGTTCGGTGTGCGCCTTATCTTTCCACACGGGGCAAATCTCGTAAGCTGGGAACACCATCAACTTAAAGTTACTTTCCGCATCGTAATAGGGATATAACCAAGCGATACCACCATCCACGGCGTACTGTGCCAGTGTTCTTAACTGGCGGTGTACTTTCTTACCAAATACACTGTGAAGTAACTTTAAGTATTCGTCCTTAGAAGTCGCAATTGTAATCGGCTTACCAAGTACATAGTTTGTTTTCTGGTCAACTAACTTACGATATTGGTTGTCTATTAACTTGTTGTTAGCGACATTGTTAATCGTGGTTAACTGACCATCTGCACCAATGACCTTCTTTTGTCGTTCCAGAATGTCATGGTGTCCATCGTAATATTTTTCAGCAAGTAATTGCTCGTCACGCTGCGGACTTTTCAACCACTTGTTGAGAACCAGTTCCAAGTATCTAATATCTGAATTGGTGGACTCAGAATTGGGTTTTGGTAAATCTGGTTGTTTAAATAAATTAAAAACGCCCAATCTTTATCCTCCTTTCGTTATGTAAAACTAAATAAAGCACCTTTACCAACCTTATCGTAAAGACCAGCTAAACAGTCTTCCGCGTCGTCGTGCTTCATCTTACCTTCTTTTTGATATGCCATAATATCGCCGTAGAACTCGGCGTAGTTAATCTCCCAACCGATAGGGAATTTGATGTTATTTTGACACCAAGTTGCCGAACTCAAAATACGGGATTTCTTATTACGAGTTTGGGTAAATAAGTCGATATAAGTCTTATACCAACGATACTTGTCTCGTAAAATGCGCTCGACGCTTCTACCAAAGCCACGACCACCAGAGTTACTTTCGATATAGGCTTTATTGACCTTAAACTCAAATAACCGCTTGGCTACCTCTGGTTCGGTGATCTCCATGCCGTCTTTGGTGAAATAAACATCGTAGACATAGCACTGACCACGGAATAAACCGTAAATAATACAACAGAGATAGTCGTCGCCTTGGTCGGCGGTATCGATATAAGCGCAAACCTCTTCGATAAGCGAGTTGCCCTTATCGTCTCGCGGGACATCTTTATAAGTCTGGAAACCAATGTTGTAAAGCCTACCCATCAAGTCAATAGGCATTTGATTGTAGTTAGCTTCCACAATCTCTCGTCCCATTGTCTTAACGATTAAGTCATACGCTTGGCGAGTTAACACGCCGTCACAAAGCATTGTTCCATCGTCTTGTAAAGCCTTTTTAGTTATCAGCTTGATTGGTAATCCAATAGATTTGTAGTGGTCGATAGCTCGTCCAGATAAATCTTTCGTATTCCAACGAGTAGCGATAATAACCAACTTGCCGTTCTTTTCAAGACGGGATAACATGGTGTTAGTAAACCAAGTCCAGTGTTGTTCCAGTTTAGTTTCGTTAAGCGCTTCTTCTGCGTTCTTAACGATGTCGTCCAGTATCATAACCGTTGCACCGAAACCCGTAACAGTACCACCGGGCGAGGTTGCCAGATAAGAAATGTGCTGCCCTTCCAATGTCCACATACTCGCTGCGCTGCTACCACGCTTCATGCGGGTGTTGGGGAATATGTCAGAGTACACAATGCGGTCTTTACTGGCTTTACGCTCTTGTATGCCATCGCGCACAGATCGCGAGAAGGTCTTGGAAAGTTCCTCGTTATAAGAACCCGTGATTATCTTCTCGGATGGGTTCTTTCCAAATATCCATTCCGCAAAAAGACCCGCCGTGCGGCTTTTACCGTGGCGGGGCGGCATATTAATTATTAAAACTTTCTCGTCGGTTTCATAGAACTCTTGGAGCGCGTGGCAAAAGTCTTTGAGGTAGGTGCGCCCTTCCATGTAAAAGTCGGGGGCGAGCGCCTTGCAGAACTCCCAAAAGTCGCGGCGGCATAATTCAAGCTTGGCTTGCCGCTGTAATTCGCGGAACTGCCGTTCCGTTATGCCAAGCTGCTCCCATTTTGGTATACTCATTAGCCACCCTCCCCGTGGTCAAAAATTTTTCTGGTGTAGAGTCTCATATCCAGAGGATATTTTTTCTGCCCCTTTGAAAATCTGGGAAATTTTTTCTGGGATAGAGTCTCATCCGGGGTAGCCCAAAAATCTGCCCCTTTAGCGTGCTAAATCGCTACCGAACTAACACGCTAAATCGAGATCATTACTTGTTAAGAAACTAACAAACTGTAATAATGGTTACATTCTGTAACTATTTGTGGGCTACGCGTAACCTCTTTGTTACTTTTAGCGTTTCATTATTGAACAAAATAGTTATTTTGTTCAATTTCCGTAGTGCCGTGTAGAACGCCGTATAAACGCGTCAGATCAGAGAGCTATCCCACCATTGCCAGACAGCTAAAAGCCGTTATAACGCATTGTAGCATCATTCTGATAAGGTTTTAAGCGCGTCTAAATCCAGATTATCAAGATTAACAGTGCTTTCAGTTTTGTTTATGTTAATGTTCGTATACTCTGCATCCATCTTATTGAGAATATCCATAGCGCGGCATTTATCGTTGTTATCCCCGTTTTCGATAATCTCCCATAATACACGCCGTTTCTTTTCCCGTTCTGAAATGGCTTTTTGTTCGATAGGTTTATTTAGGGCAGCTAAATACTCTTGTATATCATCCCTTGCTAAAAGTCTGCTACTTTCAATAGCTGCACTGGTATCTGAATTACCATCGTAGGCGGTTAAATAAGCTTGTGTTCCGTTACCGCCATTAGTGAAATATTCCCGGCAAAAAGCTTTCATTTTCTCAGTTAATGCCATGTAATGCACCTCTTTTCTGTGTAAAAAGGTTATAAAAACAGAAAAACTCCCAATAAGGGAGTTAGTTAAAATTTTATCTATTTTTATTATACTGCCGAAACAAGAAAATGCTGTGCAATCTTTATGCGCGGTTTATGCAAATTGGCTTTAGATCACTTTTAACGGCGTTTAGCTGTTGGGGTAATATCCCGGCATACCCTAAATCAGAAACGCGCATAGAGCTTTTTAATCGCGATTATTAAAAGACAAAAAGAAAAGCCGGGGTTAATTCCCCGGCTTAACTTCCCAACCATACCAGCGCCGCCCAGAAGAGGAAAAACCATATCATTTCAAAACCTCCACGGGCAGCGCGTCCCATTCCTTTTTACTAATGACGCGCCCGGTAAACTGCCGGGAAAACTCGTTAATATGTCTTCCCGTCGTTGCGCTCCATCCTCCCCAATAGCGGACAAAGCGCCCATTTACCACACCGCAAACGATGGTAGAATAACTGCGGAGGTAAAGAGCGCGGCGGCGCTCTATTACCATTGCTTTCCCGTAAAAGCTCTTTCGGGAGTCGTACCGGGGATAAAGTTCCCACATATTGAAATCGTTAACCATGGTAAATCCTCCGTTACTGCACCTTAATTCCCAAATCGGCGGCAAGCTTTAGCGCGTCCCATCCTGCGTTATCGCAATCTTCTACCTTTATGAAATAGGCGTTTCGGACATCTTGCCCACATTTTTCCAAAAGAGAGAGCGCATAGTCTTTATCGTCAATTTGCGAGCCGTAGCCAATACGCCAACCACCGCCTTTAAGATCGGGCACTGTTTCCAGCCAGCGAAAGCCCAAACGCCTAAACATGGAAACAGAAGTAACGGAAAAAGACAGTTTAAGCAAGTCCAGCGGTTGCCGATAGTCTTTTAGCAGGATATTGCAAACCGCGTGTTCGCTTTTTTTGTTTCCGTAATGTTCCTGTGCCAAATAGGGAGAAAGCGTTAGCCGCACGCGATAGCCGTTAAGTTCAAGCCAGTAAACAAGCTGTAAAACGCAAGCCCCGGCTTTTTCCAAATCTTCCGCATCGACAAAGCAGTTAGCCGTATTATTATAAAACATGGTAACTGTCTTAACTTTAGAGGGGGTTTTTGTTACTTTTCTCATGGATTTAGGCAATCCAATAATAGCGGCGGGAACATTGGGAGAATGTCCATTGTAATAGTTAATCGGGCGGCGCTGTGTAACAGTGCCAGATACAACCGCCTTAAAGCGGTTAATCTCGCGGTTAAGCGCGGCGGCTTTTTCGGGGAGTCCATCGGTAAGCGCATTAAAGGCATCATCTAATGACATACCGGAAAAGTTGTTTCCGTTGTCCCTCGCAGAATGTCCGAGTTTACCATTGTCCGGGCGGGTCTGAATAGCCCGCCGAAACTCAAAGACATCAGAAAAGTTATCATAAATCAAATTAGCCATTGTTTTCCTCGCTTTCTTCTTCCATATCTTCCCCGGCACTAAAGAAGTTACCAAGGCAATTAGTACACTCTTTCTTATCGCAGTTAAGACACCGCGCAATATCTTCCGCGTTATCGTATGTATAGAATCTCTCAGCCATAGCGCACCTCCAAATTAACAAAGGGAATCCAGCGCGGTTTTCCACTCATTGCGGCAAGTCATCTTTCCGGCAATGGTTTTGACATCATCGCGGGAAAGACCTTTGATAAGACCAATGCGGAGCGCATCGGCTTTATCCATGTATGCCGCAAACTTTGCAAGGCGCTTAATAGCGCGGTAAGTACAAAGGCAAGTTGTGCCGCACTTCTCAACGGCTGCGCGAAAATCTTCGGCAAAGTCAACAAGGGCTTTATCTCCGTTTGCCATTACCATTTCGATTTCTCTATCATAGTCCACCATGATAAGAGCAAATCTATCCATACTGGCGGCATCCAGACAATAACGCCCGGTGTAAGTGCTATCTGCACCAGTGCCGAAAGTGTTACCCGCTGCAATCGCGTGAAAATCCGG